GAGCGCAGCTTCACGATCAAGTCGGTGACGACCAGTGGGCGCACGACCGAGAAGCATGTCTCCATGCCGGTGCTGATCGACAAGGGCGTCTACAAGTCGGACGAGTCCTACGTGCCCGGCGACGTGACGACATGGGACGGTTCGATGTGGATCGCCCGCGAGGCCACGCAGGACAAGCCGGGCACCAGCGAAGCGTGGCGCCTGTCGGTCAAGCGCGGTCGCGACGGTCGGGATGGCATCAGGGGCGAGAAGGGCGAGCGCGGCGCTGAAGGCCGTGCCGGACGTGACCTGACGCAGATGACGATGGACGGGCGCCGCTTCTGATGTCGTTGAGCAAATACTGGTCGGTTCCGCGCGCGTTCCCGGGCGGCACGATCGCGATTCTGGCTAGCGGCGAAAGCATGTCGCAGGACGTGGCCGACCAGGTTCACGCTGCAGGCATCCCGGCCATCGCGATCAACAGCACCTTCCGGCTTGCGCCGTGGGCGTGGATGCTCTACGCGGCCGACACCGAATGGTGGGCGCACGAGAAGAACCGCGACGCGCACGAGTTCGCTGGGCTGAAGGTGTCGTGCCAGGCGGTGAAATGGTGTCACCAGTTGCACGTCAGCGGCACCAGCGGGTTCGACTTCAACGCCCATTCGGTACGCACCGGGCACAACAGCGGGTATCAGTCGGTCCACATCGCGGCGCACACCGGGGCGAAGCGGATCCTGCTGTGCGGCATGGACATGCACGGCGGGCACTGGCACGGCACACATCCGCATGGGCTGCGCGACACGCCGCAGGAAAGCTACCCGAAGTGGGCGGCCAAGTTCTCCGAACTGGTCGAGCCGCTGAAGACATGGGGCATCAGCGTGGTCAACGTGACGCCTGGTTCGGCGATCACCTGCTTCCCGACCGCGCGGCTCGAGGATGAACTGGCATGCGTCGCGCACTGAACCTGCTGCGCCATCGGCACGGCGCTCGATTCGAGGCTTTCCAGTCGGGGTTGCGCGAAGCAGGGTTTCAGGTGGTCGACCGGCTTGCCAAGCCGCAGCCCGGCGACGTCGCGGTGATGTGGAACCGCTACGGCGGCGTCGATGAACAGGCATGGCACTTCGCGCGCAACGGCGCCGATGTGCTGGTGGTCGAGAACAACCCGCTCGGCAACGACTGGCGCGGCGGTCACTGGTGCAGCCTGGCGCGCACGCATGTCGCGATGACCGGCGGCGAGATCAGGAACGGCGGGCCGCAGCGCTGGGATGACTGGGGCATCGAGTTGCCGCCATTCCGAACCGGCGGCAGCGAGACGGTGATCCTGGCGCAGCGTGGCATCGGGCACAGCGACGTGGCCAGCCCAAACAACTGGGCCGAGTCGGTCAGGAAGCGCATTTCATGCGGTCGCATCCGGGCGCATCCGGGCATGAACAAGGCCACGCCGCTCGCCGAAGACCTGAAGAACGCGAAGCAGGTGATCACATGGTCATCCGCTGCCGCGGTGCAGGCGCTGGCGATGGGTGTTCCGGTCTGGAATGCGCACCCGGATTTCGTGATGGCCAGCGCGTCGCAGTCGTTGTCCGACTGGCCGTGCCAGCCGAACCGCAGCGAGGAACTGAGGCTGGATGCGTTCCGCCGGCTCGCGTGGGCCATGTGGGAACTCGATGAGATCAAGAGTGGAGAGGCGATCCGATGGCTGACGTGATGCCGCTGCAGATCAGTTACTCGTCGCACACCGACGTCGTCGTGATCAACGGCGTCAAGTACAGCGGCGAGTTGTTCCGGCAGTTCGCGCTCGCGCGTGAAGGCCAGTGGCTGCGCATCGAGGGCAACCGCGGCGGCACGATGACCGTGTTCTCGGTTACCGACACGCTGGAAAAGACGTTCGATCTGTTGTGCGGGAAAGCAGGACGGTGATCAGCGCTACCGACGAAGCGCTGGAACTAGGGAGAGTGAAGATGGGATTCAAGTTCAACCACGGTGACAAGGTTCGGATCATTGCAAGCGGAGAATCTGGCGAGGTCATTGGCAGAGCCGATTACAAGACGGCTGAGAACAACTACTACATACGCTACAAAGCCGGCGATGGCCGCGCCACCGAAGCGTGGTGGCAGGAAAGCGCAATCGAACTGGTCGCCACGCCTGCGTGAACATTCTGGTCAGCGGGTCGGGCGCGTCCGGCTCGTGGGTCATCCGCGGCGAACAGTTGGGGCGCGCGATCGGCGCCACGGTGATCCCGAAGGCGCGCGATGTCGCGGCCTTCGATCTGGCGGTGCTGGTCAAGCGGCCATCCGAGGAACTGGTCGCCCGCGTCCACAAGGCCGGCATACCGCTGGTCTGGGACGTGGTCGATTCGTGGCCGCAGCCGCAGGGCAATGACTGGTGCGAAGCCGAGGCGCTGGGCTGGCTCAAGGCGAAGTTCAACGAGATCCGGCCAACTGCGATCGTCGCGGCAACCCGGGCGATGGCAGACGACTGCGCCGAGTTCGGTGTGCCCGTGCTCTGCCTGCCGCACCACGCGCGGCCGGGCCTGAAGCTCGTGCCGATCCGTCCGATGAAAGTCGTTGGCTACGAAGGCGGCGAGCCGCATCTCGGCACCTGGGCGAAGTGGCTGCACGGCGAGTGCAAGCGGCGCGGCTGGCGCTTCGTGATCAACCCCGCGTCGATCACCGAGTGCGATGTGCTGGTCGCGCTGCGCGAGAAGACCGGCTACGCGCCGACGAACTGGAAAAGCAACGTCAAGCTGGCGAACGCGCAAGCCGCCGGCATCCCGATCATCTGCGCGCCCGAGGCTGGCTACATCGAGACAGCCAGCGGCGTCGAATGGTTCTGCGAGACGAGAGATCAAGTCCGCTCCGCGCTCGATGCGCTCGAGCCGATGACAACGCGCGCGGCGATCAGCAGCCACATGGTGACTGCCGAGCCGCGATTGAGTGAAGTGGCGAAGACCTACCGCGCATGGCTCAACACCCTGATCTGATCGAGGCGGCCGAGATCCTGCTGGACGAGCCGATGGCACGTCGCGGGATTCGGATGCTGAAGGCGCTGGCCGCCCATGCGCCAGCCGGCTCGAAAGTCACAACGCACTACGAAGGCCGGCACCGGATGCTGGTCATGTACGGCGTCGGTCTGCCTCGGCGCTTCATCGACATGCGGCGCCACGTCGAGATCGGCGGCCATGTGGCGTGCTGGGACATGGGCTACTGGGACCGAGACGAGTCCATGCGCCTGTCGGTCGACGCCATGCACCCGACCGCGGCGCAGTTGGCGATGGCGCCTGAAGGAGAGTGCCGGCGCACGTTCGATCTGCGCGAGGACAGCGACCCGAACGGGCCGATTCTGCTGTGCGGTCTGGGCAAGAAGTCGGCCTCGATGTACGGGCTGCAACCGTTGCAGTGGGAACGCAAGGCGCTGCGTGCGCTGAAGGACACGTACCCGAACCGCGTGGTGCGCTGGCGTCCGAAGGGTCAGCAGTTCTCCACGCTGCCAGGCACGACGATGTTTCAGCACGGAACGATCGAGGACGCGATGCGCGGCTGCTCGCTGGTGGTATGCCGGCACAGCAACGTGGCGATCGACGCCTGCATCGCTGGAGTTCCGGTGCAGTGCGTGGACGGCGCCGCGCTGGCGCTGTATTCGCAGACGCAGACCCCGACACGCGAACAGCGTGCCGAGTTCCTGCGGCAAGTGGGTTTCTGGAATTGGGCGCCTGCGGAAGCACCGCAGGCATGGGCGTGGTTGAACAGGGTGAGCGCATGAAACTGAACATTGGCTGCGGCGGTCGCCGCATTGAAGGATTCACTGGTGTCGATGCCGTCGAGCGTCCTGGCGCTGACATCGTGGCGAAGGCGGATGCAATCCCGCTGCCTGACGGTTCGGTGAACGAGATCATGGCGATCCATCTTTTCGAGCACTTCTATCGCTGGGAATGCGACGGCGTGCTCAACGAGTGGCACCGCCTGCTACGACCTGGTGGCCGGCTGGTCATGGAAATGCCCGACCTGTTGAAGACGTGCAAGAACGTGGTCGACGGTGTGATGAAGGGCGGCAAGGAACCGGACCAGTTGACGCTCTGGGCGTTGTACGGAGATCCACGTCAGCAGGACAAGTTCATGACCCACCACTGGGCGTGGACCCCGACATCGCTCAAGGCCATCCTGAAGGAACACGGTTTCATCAAGGTCGCCGAAGAACCGACCGTCTATCACCCATGCGGCCGCGAGCACCGCGACATGCGCATCGTCTGCGAGCGAGCATGAAGGTCTACATCGGACACGACGCACGCGAACAGGCGGCAGTCGATGTGGCCGTCCACACGCTGAAGAAGGTCAGCGGCATCGAGGCCGAGTTGCTGGTCGCCGACAGGCTGCTCGGCGCCGGGCTGGTGAACCGTCCGACCGACCGGCGCGGCAGCCAGTACCACGACCTGATCAGCGGCGCCCCGATGTCGACGGAGTTCGCGATCAACCGCTTTCTGGTGCCAATCATCTGCCAAGGCCGATGGGCGCTGTTCGTGGATGCCGACATGGTGTTCGTGCGCGACCCGCGCGAGATGCTGAACGAGATCGTGCCGGGCAGGGCGGTGTATGTCGTCAAGCACCAGCACGAGCCGACCGCGCTGTGGAAGATGGTCAACCAGCAGCAGACGGTCTACGCCCGCAAGAACTGGTCGAGCGTGATGCTGTTCGACGTGCAACACCCGGCCAACCGACGCCTGTCGCTGTGGGATGTCAACAACCGACCAGGTCGAGATCTGCACCAGTTCTGCTGGCTCGCCGACAGCGAGATCGGTGAACTGACTCCGAACTGGAATTGGCTGGTCGACCAACAGCCGCGACCCGACAACCTTGGCATCGCGCACATGACGCTCGGCGGCCCGTGCCTGCCGGGATGGACCGGCGGATCGTTCGATGCCGAGTGGCGTGCCGCTCACGATGAACTGAAGGAACGCGCGTGAAGATCATCACCCCCGCCACGACCGAGCCGGTGTCTCTCGTGACTGCGCGTTTGCAGTGCAAGGTCGATGCCGAAGGCTCGCCGCCGACGCACGTCGATGACCCGCTGCTCGAGTTGTTCACGACTGCCGCGCGGGAATGGGTCGAGGCGTATCTGGGTGCGATCGTCGCGCCGACGACGGTGCAGACCGAACTGGACGATTTCCCCTCCGACGACGGCGACCTGACGCTGGAGTCCGGCCCGGTGCTCGATGTCCTGTCGATTACCTACACCGACGATGCCGGCGATCCGCAGACGGTGGACTCGTCAACGTACACGCTCGACACGCGGGTCACGCCTGCGATCCTGCGGCTGCTCGATGACCAGTCGTGGCCGACCGATGTCGGCACGGTCAACGCCGGCATCAAGGTCAACTACGTTGTCGGGTACTCGGGCGACGCTGACAGTCCGATGGTCTACCCGCTGCCGAAGTCGATCAAGGTCGCGATCCTGCTGATCCTCGCGCACCTGTACCGCAACCGCGAGAACTCGACGGCGGTCAGCCTGCAGACGATCCCGTTCGGCGCGACTGCGCTGCTCAGTCCGCTGAAGCGGAAGATGGGGTTTGCATGACCGCGTCCGGCGAACTCGACCAGCGCGTCAGGCTGTACTCCCGCGCGACGGGCACGAACGCCAAGGGCGAGCGGCTGAAGGAATGGGTGTTCGTCACCGAAGTCTGGGCCAAGGCGGTTCCGCTGCGTGGCCGCGAGTTCTTCGACGCCGGCATGCAGCAGTCGGAGATCACCACGCGCTTTCGGATCCGCTACCGCGACAGCGTCACCGAGGACATGCGTCTGACGTGGAAAGGCGAGCCGTTCGACATCGCGGCGCCGCCGATCAACGTCAACGGCCACGGCGAGTGGCTGGATCTCATGTGCAAGTCGGGTGTTCGTGACGGCAGGAACTGACATGGCAATCGGCGGCTTCCGGCTCGAGGACATCGACAAGTTCCGCCGGGTCATGGCGCAACTGACCGAAGTGCTGCGCCGCCGCTACGTTCGCAAGGCGCTCTACAAGGGCGGCGAGATCGTCAGGAAAGCGTCGCAGATCGTGACGCCGACGCTGAGTGCGCCGATCTACCGGCGCGGCAAGATGATCCGCAAGCCGGGCACGGTGCGCGACGCGATCACGGTGCGCCGCAGCAAGGACATCGAGCGCGACCGCAACCAGGTCGGCGTGTTCGTCAACGTCAAGCCGGCGCCGTCAGCGCAGCGTGGCGCGGACTCTCCGACCGACCCGTACTACTGGCGATTCGTTCACTTCGCGACGAAGAAGAACCGCAACCCGGTGCCGTTCCTGATCATCGGCGCCCGCGAACTTGAAGGCCGCGCGCTGCGCGAGATCGAGACGTCGCTGACCGCCGACTTCAACCGCATCAGCAACGAAGGACTGAAATGAGCGCATGGGAAGAACTGCGCGGCATCCTGATCAACGGCAGCCCGGTCACGGCGGCTGGAGATCGTGTTCGTACAGATGCCGGCAACGAGGATGACGCCTACCCGTTCGTGATCGGGCGCCGTGTGGCAGTCGAGCGCACGTTCGGCCTCGACAACACGCTGCTCGAGCACAAGGAAACTTACTCGCTTGAGTGCTGGGGCGAGACGCGGGATCAGGCATCGGACCTCGAGGATCAGGTCGTCACGCTGCTGGTCGGGGCTGGACTGCCGCCTGACCCGAACGGTCCCGATGGAATCGATCCGGTGGTCGATGTGCGCTGCTGCGTCATCTTCGTGTCGGCGTGGTTGTCCATTCCTGCGATCCCTTGATTCACGCGGGAGCAGATCTCCCGCATCCCTTCGCGCCTTTCAATCGCCGAACGTCGACGGCCCGCAGCAGTGCCGGGCGCTTCATCGGTGAGGCCCTGTCCAGCCGGCGGTGACAGCAACTACACCGGCAGGCACCGCGCGGTTCAAGCGGCCGCCGGGCGCTCCCCCGGACGAGTACGGCGGCGTGAAGTGCCACTTTGATCTTAGGTTTGACGCGACCTGAACACGTCATGTTTGTTTCCCACCCACCCCGGCCGCAAGCCGGTTTTTTTACGTCTGAAAGGCGAATGTCATGAGTGAAATCGCAAAGGGCCGCGGCGTTCGCGTCGAGATCGGCTACACGGAAAGTGCTGACAAGACTGTCGTCGGCGTGACCAAGGACAACCCCGCGCTGGTGAACATCGCAGCGCACGGGCTGGCCTTCGGCAGCGTCGGCTACTTCAAGGACGTCGAGGGCATGGATCAGTTGGACGGCCAAGCTGTTCGCATCAAGGATCCGGGCTCCCCCGACACGGCGTACTTCCTCGCGGAAGACATCGACTCGACCAACTTCGCCACGTTCTCGTCGGGAATCTTCGTGCCGATCGCGACCTGGCGCACCCTGTCGCAGTCGACCCAGTACCAACTGGGTGGCGGCGCACCGCGTACCGAAGACGTCGGCACGCTGATCGACACCATCGACAAGCTCGAGACCATCAAGCTCGCAGCCGAGACGGTGACGATCGATGTCCGGTCCTTCACCGAGGACAACGAAGCGATGGCGAAGATCCGCTCGGTCGCCCGTGGTCTGGGTCGCCTGGTGTTCCGCATCACGCACCCGCCTGAGACCGGGTTCTCGGTCGGCGCGCAGCGTCTGTTCTACGGCCAGCCTTCGATCCCGGGTGAAAGCCTGGGCCAAGGCGGCACCGGCACGGGTCAGTTGACCGTGACCGTGCGCGGCCAGATCTGCTACCTGCCGCAACTGGTGTAAGCCATGAGTTCCAAAGCACTGTTGGCGCAGCTTCGCAAGCGCCGTGAGCACAGTGTCGATCTCGGTGAAGGCAAGGCGATCAAGTTCCTTCGCCCACCCGAGATCGACTTCCCCAATTTCCTGCGCGAGATCGACGGCAAGCGCGTGTGGTTCATCGGCCCGGACGACGTGCGCAAGTACGCATCCGGCTGGTCGGGCTTCACCGAGGCCGACGTTCTCGGCGCGGCCATCGGATCTTCAGACCCGATCGACTTCGACGCCGATCTGTGGATCGAGATGGCGGCCGACAAGTCGGAGTGGCTGAAGAAGATGGCCGACGCGCTGCTCGACTCGATGGTTACAACCATCAACGAGAGGGCCGAAGTCGCAAAAAACTCCTTGCCCGACTCGACGGACAGCGCGACGGATGGGTCGGAGCACAGCTAGACACGTCGCCGGCTGACGACGTGGCGATCTTGGTGTTCAACGCACTCGAGAACGGGATGGGCGGGCTGGACTGGTCCGGTCTGCCCATTCAAGCCGAGTTCTATGGGATCGAGGACGTGGACATGCTGATCCATCGCCTGCACGTCATCAAGGGCCACAAGCCCGCCAGTGGAAATCAGGAGTAAGCCTTGAGTCTCGCCAGTCTTACCGTTGACCTCGTCGCGAACCTTTCCAAGTTCGAAGGCGACTCGGGCAAGGCCGCTCAAATCATCGCCCGCGACGGCGAGAAGATGTCGAGCAGCCAGCAGAAGTTCCTGAAGTCCCTGGAGCGCACTGCCGAGCGCATGGAAGGCATCGGCGCGTCGTCGCTGCGCGTGCGTGCGGCGATCGTCGGCGTCAGCGACGCGGCGGAAGTGTTCCTGACCCGCATCGACGCGGCTGGTGGCGCGGCCGCTCGTGCGGGCACTCAGGGCGCCGCCGCGTTCACGGCGCTGCAGTCGACGGTTGCTTCTTCCATCGCGAGCCAGAAGGCCGGCTACAGCGAGCTCGCGGACAGCATCAACAAGGTGACTGCTGAAGCCAATCGGCTCAAAGCAGCGGCGATCTCAGATAACAAGTCCGGGGCGATCAGCGACGATCTGCTGAAGACGCGCCTCGCGAACATCAGCGCTGGGCGTGCGGATGCAGTGCGCCAACTTCAGGACGCTGCCGCGCAGCAGGCCGCAGCCAAGCAACTCGCCGATGTCGAGGTTGAAGCGACCAATAGACGCACGGCCGCATTCCAGAAACTGCGCGATACCGTAGCCAAGACAAATTTCCAGAACGATGCAAAAGGCGCGGCAGAACAAGCAGCCGCATCAAAAGCATTGGCAGATGCCGAAGAATCGGCAACGAATCGTCGCCTTGCTGCGTTTGAGCGCCTTCGTGAATCTGTAGCAAAGTCGAACTATCAGCAGCAGATCAGGGACCAGAAGGCGCAAGAGGAAGCGGCGCGGTCGTTGGCTGCTGCCGAGGAAGCGTCTGCGCAAAAGCGCATCGCGGCATTCCAGAAACTGCGCGATACGGTTGCCAAGGCAAATTACGACAAAAGCGCCGCCGATCAGGCTGTTGCTCAGACGTTCGCAGACAACGTGAACGCGCGCGCAAGCGCCATCAAGGTTGCCCCGGACGGGAAATTCAGTCGCAAGCTCGAATCCGAATTGCTCGCAGAGCGCGCTGCTGCGCTGGGCCTCTCTGATTCGCTGGCTCCAGCGATCAAGAAGCTCGCCGAGTTTGAGAAGGCGACCGGACAGGCCGGTCGATCCGCATTCGCCTCGCGCAACCAACTGCTGACCCTGCAGTACACGATCAGCGACGTCGTGGCATCGGCCGGCAGCGGCATCTCGCCGCTGACGATCCTGCTGCAACAGGGCGGTCAGGTCTATGACGCCTTTGCTGGTCAGGGCGGCATCAAGGCCGGCATCAGCGCGATCACTGGCATCTTCACCCCGTTCCGGGTGGCTGTGCTCGGTGGCGCGGGCGCGCTGGTCACGCTCGCTGCTGCGTTCATTCAGGGCAGCAACGAAAGCAAGTTGTTCGCTGACACCATCGTCCTGTCGGGCAACGCGGCCGGGCTGACCGAGGATCGGTTCAAGGCGCTCGCCTCCAACATCGCTGAAAGCGGTCAGGTCACGCAGTCAGCGGCCCGAGAGTTCGCGCTGGCGCTCGCTGCGACTGGCGAGATCGGCCCCAAGAGTTTCGACAAGGCGGCAGAGGCTGCTGCCAAGTTCGGTGCCGCGACCGGCAAGAGCGCCAAGGACGTGGCGACTCAGTTCGCCGCGCTCACGCGCGATGTCAGCGCTGGCGCTGCCGACCTGAACAAGTCGCTGAATTTCCTGACTGCTGCGCAACTCCAGCAGATCCGGTCTCTGCAGGACACCGGCAAGGCAGCCGATGCGCTGGGCATCGTCTACGGCGCGTTGAACACTCGCCTGAATGCGCTTGAGCCGAACCTGACCACGCTGGACAGTTTGCTGCGGGCTGGTGCAAACGCATGGGATGAATTCTGGACGGCGGCCAAGGATGCGACAGGAGGCAATGAAAGCGTCGAGCGGAAACTGCAGATCGCCAAGGACAACCTTGTCGGCATCCTCGAGCGCCAGAACGCACCGCGCGTTCCGCTGATCGGCGGGCTGTTCCGGGGCGGCGAAGAAGCAGAGCGCAACCAGGCTGCGAACGAGGTTCGCAAGTTCCAGATCCAGAAGAACGCGCAGGAAGCCGCTGCCCAGACTGCCGCGGCCAATGTCGAACTCGATCGCAAGGCCAGCGACGCCGATGCGTTTGTGCGTGGCTTTGAGACGCGCGCCAAGAGCGTCGCTGCGCTGAACCGTGCCATCGAGGAAGCGAACAACAAGTTCAAGGCGCAGGACGAGCGGGCGAAGACGGACCCGAACTACAAACCTTCGGATGCCGCCACACGCGCCGCCATCCTTGCGCAGATCAAAAAGGACTTCACGCCGACGCCAGATCGAAAGCCACGCAAGGACAAGGAACCCGGCCAGATCCTCAAGGCCGAGCGCGACCAGGCGCTGAAGGAATACGAGAACCAGTTGCAGGCCGAGCGCGCCGCAACCGATTTCCAGCAGAAGTACCTGCAGGGCGTGTACGACGCAGGCGCGATCTCGCTGCGCGACTTCTACAACGAGCGTCGCGCCGTCACCGAGACCTCGCTGGCCGCCGAACTGTCTGCGCTGCAAAAGTCGATAGAGGCAGAAGAAAAATTCATCGACAAGTCGAAGGACGAGAGCGACAAGATCAACGCGGGCACCAAGATCAACGACTTCCGCGACCAGCAGACTGCCGCTCGCATTGCCGGCGCGCGCTCGATCACGCTGGCCAACCAGCAGGAAGCCGCCAGCCTCAAGGCGCTGAACGACCGGGTCATCGAGTACAGCGCGCAACTGAAGCAGTTGGAAGGCGACGAGGCCGGCGCTGCAGCGATCCGCACCAAGCAGGCGATCGAGAACGCGCGCCTGTTGTCGAAGGCATCCGGCGGTGGCGTCAGCGAAGCCGACATCGCGCGCCAGCAGAAGGCGCTTGAACTGTCGAATCAGTTGACAGAGGCGCAGCGGCAGATCGGGTTCATCAGTAACCGGGCCGCGGCACAGGAGCAGTTGTTCCTGTTGCAAGCGCAGAACAGTGCCTTGTCGCTGTACGACACCGAGCGCGGGCTGACCGAGATCCGAACTCGGGCGGCCGAGCAGTTGCGCATCCAGGCGGAAAAACTGAAGGAGATCGCCGACGCCGCGCCTGACGATCAGGCCAAGCAGGAAGCCGCGACCAATGCCGCACTCCAGTACGCGCAGGCGATCGACGTTGCGGATGCTGCGCTGAACCGGCTGCGCGAGTCTGCGAAGACGGCAGCTGGCGGCATCGCCCAGACCATCGGCGACTCGATCGTGAACTTCAAGGGTCTCGGCAGCGTCATCGATTCGGTCGAGAAGCAGTTGCTGAACATCGGCACCAAGTTGCTGGTGACTGATCCACTGACCAAGGGACTCGAGGGCATCCTGAAGGGTGCGACCGAAGGTGACAACCCGGTCGGCAATTTCTTCAAGGGCGTGCTCGGCATCGGAGGCGGCGCATCGGGCGGTGGCAACGTCGTTGGCGCGGCATCGAAGGCGACCGAGACCGCGGCCATCACCGCCAACATCGTGGCCACGACCACATCGACGGCCGCTCTGACTGCGCTGACGGCGGCTGCGACGTCGGCGGCTTTCTCGCTCGGCGCACAAGGCGGCGCATCCGCGCTCGGCAGCATCACGACGGCCAGCGCGAACGCCGGAAGCGGCGGGTTCATCGGCACCGCGGCGAGTTTCTTCAGCGGGTTTTTCGCGGACGGCGGAAACATCCCGGCCGGCAAGTGGGGCGTCGTCGGCGAGAACGGTCCCGAGCTCGCGTTCGGTGGCAGCACCGGCAAGAACATCGTTCCGATGAAGCGCATGGGCGGCGGCAACGGCGACGGATACCGCGGCGGCGACCGGATCGTGCAGCAGACGATC